ATAAAGCGAACACGACCGCATTTTTGGGGCGGCAAAAGTCAAGATGTGGGCAGTTGATGTTAAAATGTGATTAAAATGAGAGTATTAATAGCGTGCGAAGAAAGTCAAGCCATTACAAAGGAATTCCGAAGTATTGGCATTGAGGCGTTTAGTTGTGACTTGTTGCCGTGTTCTGGCGGACACCCGGAATGGCACATTCAAGGCGACGCGATTGCGGAATCGTATTCGGGAAAATATGATTTAATGATTGCGCATCCGCCGTGTACATTTTTAGCGGTAAGCGGTGCGGCTTGGTTGTACAATAAAGACGGAAGCCGAAACGAAAAGAGATGGAGCGACCAAGCCGATGCGCTTGAATTTGTCAAAAAATTGATGATGGCACCGATTAAACACATTGCAATTGAAAACCCGGTGAGTGTTATTTCTACACAAATAAGAAAGCCCGACCAAATCGTTCATCCTTGGCAGTTCGGTGATGAGGCAGAAAAAACAACTTGTCTTTGGTTGAAGAATTTGCCACATTTAAAACCAACAAAGATTGTTGGCAAGGGGGAATTTTTTGAATGGACTGATAAGAATGGAGTAAAGAAAAGACAAGCGCAATGGTTTTTTGATGCACTATCGCAAGCAAAGACGCCAGAAGAACGAAGAACATTGCGAAGCAAAACATTTAAAGGAATGGCAGAAGCAATTGTTGACCAATGGAAAGACTTGGAATCTTTTGCAATACAAAAAACAATATTTGACGAATTATGAGCAAAGGAAGGAAACCAAAACCGACGGCGATGTTGAAAGCCCAAGGCACTTACGACGCCAGTCGACACAAGAATAGATTGGAAGCCGACGGCATTCCAACGGCACCCGCGGTGCAATCCGCAAACGAAACATTTGAATGGCTTGTCAAGAAACTGGACGACCTTGGCGTCGTTGCTGAAGTGGATGCGATGGCGTTGCAAATGTTGTCGGACGCATGGGAAGATTATCAAGTCGCGCGCGCCGTTGTCAAAGAACAAGGTCCAACATATGCGACGACAACCGCACAAGGCGATTTGATGTGGCGACCACGCCCGGAAGTTTCAATGATGAATGCCGCGTGGTCCAAGGTTGAAAAGATGATGGTCCAATTTGGATTGACCGCATCATCACGCGCAAAGATTGAAACGCAAGAAAAGATTGAAACACTTGATGACTTGTTAGGATGACACACGACGAAACAAAATCAAACCGAATCATCAATTTCATTGAGCGCGTTTGCACGCACGTGAAAGGTGATTTGGCAAACCAACCTTTCCTTTTAGAAGATTGGCAAAAGGAATTCATTCACAAGATGTTCGGCACCATAAACAAAAGCGGGTTGAGGCAATACCGAACATCCTATGTTCAGATACCGAGAAAGAACGGAAAATCAAATTTATCCGCGGCCATTGCATTGGCGATTTTGTTCGTTGAAAAAGAACAAGGTGCGGAAATCTATTGTTGCGCATCATCACGCGACCAAGCAAAGATTGTGTTTGAGGTGTGCAAACAAATGGTTCGCAACTCTGCAATCTTGACAAAGAATTGCAAGACCTACCAAAATTCAATCGTACTTAATGGCACCAACTCGTTTTTGAAAGCGGTCGCCGCCGATGCTGGATTGTTGCACGGGGCAAATGCGTCCGCGGTCATTTACGATGAATTGCACACGGCGAAGAATCGCGAATTGTGGGATGTGATGGCGACGTCAATGGGTGCGCGTTCGCAACCTTTGATGATTGCAATCACCACGGCGGGCGTCTTTGATACGAATTCGATTTGTCACGAACTCTATTCATACGGCAAGCGCGTTGAAGATGGAGTGATTGAGGACAACACATTTTTGCCGCTTATATATGAAGCGGATGCGGACGACGACATTCACGACCCAAAGGTTTGGAAAAAGGCAAACCCAAATTTCGGAATCTCAATCAAGCCCGAATATTTTGAAAAGATGGCGCGCGAGGCAAAGACGTTGCCGTCATCGGAAATTGCATTCCGACAACTGCATTTGAACCAGTGGGTCAACTCATTGGCGTCGTGGATTACCGACGACGAATGGATGAAATCCGCGGGCAATGTAGATTTAGAAGAATTGAAGGGACGCAAGTGCTACGCCGGACTCGATTTGGCCGCGGTTGAGGATGTCACGGCGTTCGTTTTGGTATTCCCAATGGACGACGGGGCCATCAAGGTGGTGCCGCGTTTGTTTGTTAGCGAAGCCGCCGTTGAACGCCGCCGGAATCAAACGGGTGGTTCTTACGACAAATTCGTCACGGCTGGCGAACTGATTGTGACGGAAGGGAATTCAACCGATTACGCGGTCATTGAAAGAACAATCAAAGAATGTGCGGAAATCTTTAACATTCAATCCGTGGCTTTTGATAGATGGAACTCGAATTCATTGGTCCAACAATTGACGGACGCCGGGGTTGAGATGGACCCATTCGGCCAAGGTTTCATTTCTATGACGGCACCGATTAAGAATGCGGAAATATTGGTTAAGAAACGATTGTTGCATCACGGCGGTCACGGAATGTTGCGTTGGATGGCGGCGAATGTCGTCACCAAAAAAGACGATGCCGAGAATGTAAAGTTCAGCAAATCAAAAGCGGGTGACAAGATTGACGGAATCATCGCAATGATTATGGCATTGGGCGAGATGATGACAATGGAGGGAAAAGATATGACGTCAACGTCAACATATGAATCGCAAGGAATACGAATGTTATGATGAAAATTGAAGATGCCCAGTCATTAGCAATGCAATTGTTTGATTGTGGAATGACGCCGTGGATTGCAGAATCGGGCGATGGGTACATTGTGCGCATTCTTTTGAATGGGGAAATCATCAATGTGATGCGGTCGGATGTTGAGCATTTCGGAAATAATTAAAAAAGTTTTTCACGTTTTGTGGATTGTATTGTTTTTTTGTTATCTTTGAAGTGTTGGAACGAACCAACGACCAAACAAACACCACAATGACACAATTCAGAATCGAAACACCAACAAAGACATTCGGAAAAGAAGCAAAAAAAATGTTGAAAGAAGTTTTTCCAACTTGCGTTCAAATGAAATTCCACGGGTCAAAGATGAACGGAATGGTTAATTTCTACGATTCAGAAGGAACCCACATCGGATATTGGTCGAACTGGTATTCAGATAAGGGATTTTTTAGAAATTTTTAAAACAAAGGCGGCCCGAAAGGGTCGCCATAAATTTTTCGCCTATGTATTACACGACAACAACAAAAGATTCCGTACATTACGGATTGAATATGGAACCAGTTGACGACATATCGGTTGGCGACATCATTGAGATGACGCGCACGGGAAAGGAATTTTTGGTGGAATCAATCACACCATCGGGAATCGTATTGAAAGAATGCACGACATACGTTTCATTCAGTCGTTCGGCATTGAACGAGCGTTTGAAACGAAATTCGGCAATACACAAAAGCATTTAGGGAACCACGGGGCGTTCTGCTCCGATTGGTGTTTGGTTTGGTTGGGGATGCTGTGGTGGCATCCCCTTTTTTTTGTCATTGTTTTGTTGCAAATGATATTGTATATTCACCCCGAATTGTACAATCATTTTCAACCGAATGGCCGAAAATCAAAATTTATTCGGGCGCATTTTGGGCGCATTTCGTTCCAATCCGAATCGCCCATCAACATCATTGGCGAATCCCGCCGAATGGATGTTCAGCGACAACGAATCAAAAACGGGCATTGCAGTCACGGAAAACACCGCGATGCAATTGTCGGCCGTGTTTGGTGCCGTTCGTGTTATTTCCGAAACGATGGCAACATTGCCGTGGAGCGTTAAGCAAACCACGGACGGAATCGTCGCCGATGCCGAAGCGCATCCAATCAACAAATTGATTCATCATCCAAACTCGATGATGACGGATTTCACATTCCGCGAAACGTGTCAAGCAAATTTATGTTTGCACGGAAACGCGTTCATCGCAATCAAGCGCGATGGTGCTGGGAATCCAATCCAATTGATTCCGATTTCACCGAATCGTGTTGATGTGAAAGTCTACAAAGACGAAAAGTTTTATCAAGTTGACAACAAAGAAACATTCGATGATTCCGAAATGATTCATTTAGTTGGATTAGGATTCGACGGCGTGGTTGGAAAATCGGTCATTGAATCCGCACGTGAATCAATCGGCCTTGGATTAGCGGCCGACCAATTCGGTGGTTCGTTCTTTGGAAACGGCGCAAACGTTTCGGCGGTTTTAACCCATCCGGGACGCCTTAGCGATGAAGCCTACAAACGATTGATTCGTTCGTGGCAACAACGCAACGCGGGATTAGATAACGCACACAAAACCGCGATTCTCGAAGAAGGGATGAAGGTCGAAAAAATGTCCATCAGCCCACAAGAATCACAATTCATATCAACGCGCAAATTCGGCGTTGAAGATATCGCACGTTTTTTCCGTTTGCCATTGGCTTATTTGGGTTCAATGGAAAATTCAAGCACACGCGCAAACGTCGAGGAACAAGGAATAATGTTCCAACGCAACACAATCTTGCCGTGGGTTAAACGCTGGGAATCTGAAATCAATCGCAAATTGTTTGTTGGCGATTCTGAATATTACATTCGTTTCAATATGGACGGATTGTTGCGTGGTGATATTCGTTCACGTTACGAGGCCTATACAAAAGGACGTCAATGGGGATGGATTAGCGCAAACGATGTCCGCAAGTTGGAAAATATGGCCCCAATCGATGGCGGTGATGCATACTTGCAACCAATGAATATGATTGACGTTGCGAACCCACAAAACGACGCAAACGATGCCGTGGAGTAATTACCCCGAAGGAGCAAAGAACAACGCTAAGAAGGCGTTAAAACACCGCGAGGACAACGGAACCGATTGTGGCACGCCCGTCGGTTGGCAACGCGCCAATCAATTAGCTGGTGGCGAAGCGATTTCCGACGACGTTTTGGTTCGCACTTATTCATTTTTATCACGTGCCAAGGTGTACGACCAAGGCAAGTTTTTTGATGAGGATGGAAAAGAAATTTGTGGTTCGATTATGTATGCCGCATGGGGTGGCGACCCGATGTTGAATTGGGCAAAAAGAACGATTGAAAAAATGAAAGAAGATAAAAGCGAAAGCAAGAACGAAAGACATATCAAATCCGTTGTTGAAACCGATGACGAAATCGTCATCACATTCGGCAAAGGTGAAATGGTCGATGATATTGAAACGGAATCAAAAGCGGAACAACGTGCCGAACCAAACGAATTGGCGGTTGGTGACTTTGTGCGTTGGAACTCATCGGGCGGCAATGCTTATGGCCGAATCATTCAAGTTGAAACGGACGGCGAATTGGAAGCGGATTCGGGATTCAAAGTCAACGGAACAACCGACGACCCGGCGGCATTGATTAGAATTTACCGCTACGATTCAGAATCCGACGCATACGTTGAGCGCAAACCAGTGTTGAACGTTGTTCATAGATTCAGCACGTTAGAAAAATTTGACGCTGAAGTTCGCAAATCTTCAGTCGTAAAAGAACAACGCGAATTCCGAATGGAAAGCGCAGAACAAAATGGAAACACGATTCGTGGTTATGCCGCCGTTTACAATTCGGATTCCGAATGGATGGGTGGATTCTACGAACAAATTGCAACGGGTGCGTTTGACGGCGTAATGGACAACGACGTTCGCGCCTATTTTAACCACGACGAAAATTTATTGTTGGGACGTGTGTCGAGCGGCACGCTAAGAATCAGCACGGACAAACGCGGTTTGTTTTATGAGGTTGATTTGCCCAACACAACATATGCCAATGATTTAGCGGAATTGATGAAGCGCGGCGACGTCAATCAAAGTTCATTCGCTTTCCTAATCGAAAAGGATAGATGGGAACAACGCGATGGTGTAACTTACCGAATCATTGAAAAAGTATCACGTTTGCTTGATGTTAGCCCCGTAAGCCAACCGGCTTATCCGGACGCAACATCGGAGTTGAAGCGCGATTTGGAAACGGAAACCAAAGAAGAAGCGAAAGCGGCATCGGTAGAAAATACCGAATCCGAAGATGTGGAAACCAAGGATGAAGGGCCCGACATTTATTTGTATAAAAGTAAAATTCTAAATTTTTAACACGATGAAAAACATCGAATTGCGCGGACAACGCGCGGAACTAATCAAAGGCGCAACGGCAATCGTTGACGCGGCACAAAAAGAAGGTCGTTCTTTGAACTCTGAAGAACAATCAAAATTTGACGCAATGGAAGCGGATGCAAGAAGCATCAAAACCCAAATCGACACTTTAGAGCGCGCAAGCGAACTAAAGAAAGAATTGGCCGCAAACGCTGAAGCACGTGAAATGGCTCCAAAGGCAACCAAAGCGGGTGCATTTGAAAAATACCTACGTAGCGGAATGAGCGCATTGAACGCAAACGAGCGTTCAGTTATGGCAGAATTACGCGGACAAACAACATCTCCCGATTCGGCTGGTGGTTTCTTGGTACCTCAAGGATTCAGCAACGAATTAGATGTTGCAACTTTATTCACTGGTGAAGTTGAGCGTTTAGCTAAAAAATTGAACACGGCGGGTGGCGCATTGTTGGATTATCCTACAATCAACGACACTGCAACTGATGCGGCTTTGACTGCTGAAGCGGCGGCGGTTGGTGTTCAAGATATGACATTCGCAAACGCTCAATTGAGTGCTTACAACTACGCAAGCCAAGTGAAAGTTTCAATGCAATTGTTGCAAGACAACGCATTCGATTTGAACTCTTTCCTTGCTGAGGCAATGGGCGAAAGAATCGCACGTGTAACAAATGCGGCTTTTTCTAATGGTACTGGTTCAAGCCAGCCACAAGGTATCATCACGGGTGCAACTTTAGGAAACACGGCCAGTTCAGCAACGGCAATAGCCGCTGACGATATTTTGGACCTTATCCACTCAATTGACCCAAGTTACAGAAACAAGCCAACCTTCGGGCTCATGGCTCATGATAATGTAATTTCTGCGATTCGTAGTTTAGGGCTGGGCTCAGCCAACGATTTTCCGATTTTCATCCCGTCGATGACGGCTGGTGAGCCGGACAAATTATTCGGATTCAACCTATACTACAACAACGATATGGAATCAAGCATCGCAACGGGCAACAAGACCCTATTGGCGGCAGATTTCAGCAAGTTCGTTGTTCGTTCTGCTGGTGATGTTCAGTTCGTTCGCTTAAACGAACGCTACATGGACACCATGGAAATTGGTTTCCTTGCGTCAGTACGTAAGGACTCTAAAGTCCTCGATAGCCGTGCGGTTAAATACTTGGCTCAAGCCTAATTATGAAAGTCAGATTTTTGAAATCTGTATCGGGTAACGGATTCCACTACCGCAAACAAGCGGTGGTGGAAATCCACTCCGATGAGATGTTGACCGATTTTTTGAATGCGGGTTTTTGTGAGGCAATAGCCGAAGCACCAAAAGCACGCGCAAAGAAGGCGGTGAAAAAGACCAATACAAAAGAAACACGCTAACAAATGGCAATTGATATTGTAACGCCCGCGGCGTCCGAACCCATCACATTGACGGAAGCAAAGAATTTTTTGCGCGTTGACCATAGCGATGACGACACTTTGATTTCGGCATTGATATCGGCATCACGTGAGATGTGTGAACAATACACGCGACGCATTTTGGTGACGACAACAATCGATGAATATTTCGACCAATTCCCACGCAATCATTGGGATGGTCAATCGAACTTGTTGTACTTATCACGCGGACCAGTTGCATCAATTGATTCAGTTTCTTATGTAGATGAAATTGGTTCAACGGCGGTGATTTCGTCATCGTTGTACACGACCGATTTAATTTCAGAACCCGCACGCATTCAATCCATCGGTGGATGGACAACGGGCGCGGGTGTTATCAACCAATTAATTGTTCGCTATGTTGTAGGGACTGATGTTTCGGCAATTCCAAAGCCGTTGATTCAAGGGATGATGTTGGTCATCTCTGAATTGTACGACCAAAGAATGGACCGCGTTCGTCAACTGCCAACGGCATCCGAATATTTGTGGAACCCTTATCGAATTTTTACATTCTAATGATTGACCAGTCGGGACAATTAGACCGCAGAATCGCGATTCAATCATTCACCGAATCAACCGATGATTTTGGTGAGGTGATTTTGTCGTTCACAACCTTGGCCAATGTTTGGGCAAAGGTCGTGGAAACCGGCGCGCATTTTGGTGAAGGTGAAGAAGGCAACCAAATGGTTGCAACCAAACGTGTGGAATTTTTCATTCGTTACCGCTCGGATATAAACGAGCAAATGCAAATTGTACACGACAACACAACCTACACAATCGAAGCGATTTTGAATGCAGACGCACGCAAGTCGTTCCAAAAGATTGTGGCAAGATTTGCGGACTAATGGGAACAACGGCGGAAAGAATGATGTCGGCAAGAAGCAAACGCACGGGCGGTGGTTCGGGTGGTGCTTTCATTGGGTTTGATGAAAAGGATATCAAGAAGGAATTCGAACGCGCTTTCAAAGAGTTGGAAAACTTACACGATGGCGTCACAACGGCGCAAATCCGTCGCATTGCACGCAAGTCATTGAAGCCGATGTTGAAGGGGTACAAAGACGAAATCACGAACATCAGTTCGGGAACGTTTAAGGTGTACCGAAACGGCGGCATTTATGCCGAAATAACCAAAGGCCAATTAAAAAAATCAATGGGCATCATCACCACGCGTGTGAATCGTGGGGCGACGTTTGCATCATTGCAAGTTGGCCCAAGGGTTAAGCGTACATTTAGCGACCCGGAAAAAGGTGGTTGGTTCGCGCACTTTTTGGAATACGGATATTTAAGGGACGGACAATATAGCGGACCAAACAAAGGATTTGCCAAACGCGCACGAACGAAAAATTCGGGTGGCGTTGGAAACGAGTTCAAACGATTGATGCGTTCATTCTTGAATAAACAAGTAAAAGCCGCACGAATATGATTGGGAAGGTTATCAAATCAAAGTTCACCAGTGATTCAGCATTGAACACGTTGTTTGGTGGACGAGTGTTTCCAGTGATAGGAGCGCAAACAAAAGCGACGCCGTTCGCGATTTACGAGGTGGCAAACATTTCCACAAGTATGTCGAAAGAAAGCGATTCGCATATTGACGAAATAGATGTTCGAATCACGTTGATTTCAACAAAGTATTCGGACACACAAAACGCCGTTGAATACGTTCGTAGTGCATTCGTGAGAATGAACCAAACGATTGGCGGGGTGAAAGTAAAATCGTGCGCCTTTGAAGGCCAACGCGATTTGTTCAGCGATGATGAACGAACGTTTGGGTCACAAGTTGATTTGAAATTTCGGGTTTCACGCGATTGATTTACTAAATTTAAAAACGATAAAAAACAACTAAAATGGCTTCAACAAGCATCATGAATTCAACGGATGTTGTGATTCAAATTTCAGAAGATGGCGGAACAACTTACGACATCATTGGCCGTGCAACATCGGCATCATTAAGCACATCAATGGAAGTGCGCGACACCACAACAAAAGATTCAGCTGGATGGCAAGAAAATTTGGAAGGTTTGAAATCTTGGTCGCTTAGTGGCGACGGGTTGGTGACTTACTCAATCTCGGGTGATTACGACACACCGGATGACCTTTTCACATTGTTGTCAAACCGCACACTTGTCAAAGTGAAGTTTGGTTCTGCAACAAGCGGCGAAATCGACTACACTGGCGACGCATACTTGACAAGCTACGAACAAGAAGCGGGCGTTGAAGAGAATGTTTCTTTCTCGTTCGGATTCACGGGAACTGGCGTATTGACTCAAGCATCCGTTGCTTAATCAAAAATGATTCGGGGCCGTCCGTTGGGCGGTCCCTTTATTACCAACAACAACAAAAAACAACAACATGACAACAATTATTGAAATCGGGGAACGTAAGCACGCAATAAGATTTGGATTTAACGCCTTGCGTGAATTCTCAAGAATGACGGGAACGACATTGGCGCAATTGGAAAACCTTGGCGACGATATGACTTTGGACCAAGCAATAACATTGATGTATTGCGGATTCAAAGACGGCGCAAGAAAAGAAAAGGCACCATTCCGCTATGATGTGGCTGATGTTGCCGACTGGATTGACGAAGATGAAACATTGATTGAAAAGGCGTTCGCCGTCTTTGAAGAACAATTTTCATCGGGTAATGAAAAAAAGTAAATGACCGAACGTCGCAACAAGGTGACGTTGCAACATGGGACACGTTGGAAGCGTTCGCGTTCGGTCAAGTTGGATTGATGCCGTCCCAATTTTATGACCTATTGCCACGCGAGTGGGGCAACTTGGTTGAAGGTTGGAACGAGCAACAAAACCGAAGAGAAAAAACGGATTGGGAAAGGACGCGTTGGATGACAACAATTCTTTTGAATCCACACACAAAGAAGCGCATCAAGCCAAAAGATTTGATTGTGTTTCCTTGGGAAAGCCAACCGAAAAAGGACCGCAAGGTTTGGACACGGGGCGAAATATTAGAAGTAATAAACGAACGCAAACAACGCGCAAAAGCCAATGGCAAGTCTTAGTTCATTAAATTTCCGACTAACCGCGAACATCGCGCCATTCCGTAAGGGTCTAAACAAGGCCGAACGTTCAATGGACAAGTTCGGTCGTAAGATGCAACAAACGGGCAAAAATTTGTCCATGAAGTTGACCGCGCCACTTGCCGCGTTGGGCGCAATGTCGTTCAATGTATTTCGAGATTTTGAACTTGAGATGGCAAAAGTCAAAGCCGTATCGGGTGCGACCGCTGACGAGTTCAAATCCTTATCGGATAACGCCAAAGAATTAGGACGTTCAACAATCTTCAGCGCACGCGAAGTGGCTGGACTTCAATTGGAATTTGCAAAACTTGGTTTTACGGCCAAACAAATCACGGGTGTTACTGAAGCCACATTGAATTTGGCGCAAGCATCGGGAAGTGATTTGGCACGTTCTGCTGAGGTAGCGGGCGCAACCTTACGTGGTTTTGGTCTTGATGTTAATCAAACGACACGCGTCACGGATGTGATGGCGAAATCATTTGCATCATCGGCTTTAGACATTGAATCTTTTGCGGAAGGGATGAAGAATGTTGCGCCAACGGCAAAAAGCGCGGGGATTTCCTTGGAACAAACCACGGCAATGATGGCGATTCTTGCCAATGCGGGGGTCAAAGGTTCAAAAGCTGGGACACAACTACGTCGAATTATTTCCGAAATTGAAACATCGGGAAAATCTACATCAACCGCGCTTAAAGAATTGGCCGCTGAAGGCTTAGACCTTGGCGGTGCAATGGATGAGGTTGGTAGACAAGCGCAAACGGCACTCATCACATTGGTTGACAACATTGACGGAATCGCGCGGCTCGATGAAGAATTTGCGAACGCGGCGGGAAGCGCGTCAGAAATGGCGAAAATCATGGATATGACGGCCGCGGGTGCATCCAAAGCATTGGGTTCAGCGGTCGAAGGTTTAGCGATTGAATTCGGCGGTTTGATATCGGTGGCATTGACGCCAGTGATTAAGAAGTTGACGCAATTTGCAACGTTCGTCAACAACTTGCCAAATGGTTTAAAATCATTTATTGCAGTTATTGCGGGATTAGCGGCGGCAATTGGACCCGTGATTTTTATCGCGGGTTCTTTGGTTCGTGTTATGACTGCACTTCGCGCGGCCACGATTTTGCAAACGATTGCAACGGGTGCGCTTGGTGTTGCCGTACAACTTGCAACATCGCCAATCACATTGATTGCAATCGCAATTTTTGCATTGGCGGCGGCATTCATATATGTTAGAGAAAATAGCGAAGCCTTTTCTACTGGTTTACGAAACGCATTCCGTGACGTTGCTAATTTTGTGTTGCCTTTAATTAATACATTGATTGCGGCATTTAACAAGGTAGCGTCGGTTTTAGGAAGGGATTCCGTACTGATTGAACCATTCGAAAAATTCCAACGCGAAGAACAACCGATTTTGAAATCGTTCCGCGAGGTGTTTGGCGGTGTGGCAAAAAGCCTTGGTTTAGTTAAAGAAACCGCAGAAGAAACAACGGAATCGCTTGGCACTTTGCCGCCGGTAATTGAAGAAATAAATCAATCAACGGCGGGCGCAACATTCGGATTGAAAAGAATGTCACAAGCGTTCATGGATTTGCCGAGAAAAGCAACACCCGCATTAATGGAGTTGAAGCCAGCAATGGTTGCTATTAAAAAAGAATTGGTTGATTTCGGAGCGTTGGCAGTTGATGCGGGAAGGGCAATCCAAAATCAATTCGCACGTTCACTTGAAAACGCATTCGGTGTGTTAGAAGAAGGCGAAACAAGATTTGGAAAATTCAAAGAATCAATGATTTCCGGATTGCGAAGCCTAATCACGCAATTTGTAGCGGCGGCAATCGCCGCGTTTGCTTTAGCGGTTGCCGTTAGACTTGCCTTTGGCGGTCTTGCTGGACTTGGCGGAATCGGCGATATATTTGGAACGATGCAAAGCGTCGCCGGGTTTATGCCAAACATTCCAATGCTTGCCGAAGGTGGTGTTGTAACATCACCAACGTTGGCAATGATTGGCGAGGGTGGACAATCCGAAGCGGTTATACCATTGGATAGATTGGGTGAATTTGGCGGCGGACAAAATGTTGTCGTCACTGGCCGAATCAGCGGGTCGGACATTTTGTTGTCCAACGAACGCGCATCACGCAACCGAACAAGACAAAGAGGTTTTTAATATATGGCGAATCCAAAACTATTTTCCGAGTTCCGCAGTAGCTACGGACATTTTTACTTGATTGAAATTTGGGACGACGAATATACGGGAACAAGCCCGGACCAATTCAGCGTCACGGGTGATGGATTCCAATTGAACTATTCGGGACAAACGGACAACGTTTACTCCCCAATCATTGGGTCGTCGGTATCGTTTGGAATGTACGTTCAAGATTCAGCGACAACAACATTTCTCAACAACCTCAAGCAATATCAGCAAGACCGCTATTTCGTCAAGATTTGGAAAGGTGAATTTGATGGTGAAGATGCAAACACGTGGTACAACACAAGCAAGGTTTCCGACGATGGATTGGTGATGTCATTTTCACCCGATGAAGAACAAGTGGTTTACCTCGACTTTCATTGGGGCGGCTACATCGTTCAAGATATTATTGAGGTTGAAGATACGTCGCAACCTTACGTTCTAAACATTCAAGCGACCGACGGCATTTCAAAGTTGGCCGATTCGCTTGTGACGACATCGTACCAAAGACAATTCACAAACCAATTCATCAACGCGTTGGATTCTGCGAATGTGTTGGGAATGTACGGAAGCGAACACCCAGTGTTGGCCGTTGTGTGCGATTGGTGGGCGAATGAAATGACCTACAACGCGAACAACAATCCATTGGATGAAACGTGGGCGGATTTCCGTGCGTTTGACACCATCGATGAAGATGGGGTAATAACTGGGAAAACGTGGATTGAAGTATTGGAACAAATGTGTTACATTTTCGGTTTGCGTTTTTACTATTCAAAAGGCCAATACCGATTGGAACAATTGTTCACGCGTGAAGCGTCATCAATGTATGAACACCGATATAAAAAGGACAAAACAAAAATTGATTCGGAATCGGTATCGTACAACAAGACCATCAATCAAACGTCAAACAAGGCGCGATTGGCTGGGAATCTTTTCAACTTTTTGCCCGCAGTCAACAACGTTTCGATTGTTGCGAACAAGGAACCCAAGGCAATAAACGGCGTCGTTAGCGACGAGATATCGCAACCAACAACAAACATTGGATTCATAGCATCAACGCCGACGAATCAAATTTTGTTTAATTTTTACCACATCGGTCATGTGACCATCAATCAACCCGTTGGTTCCGCTAAAATATACATGAAGTTGCGATTGAACGTTGAATTGTACGATTTCAACAACAACGTCACCTACTATTTGAAACGCACGTTCACGGGAATGACACCGGGCGCAATCAGTTGGACAACAACACAAGCGGGTTCGGGTTATGAAATCATTATTGGTCCATTGCAAGAATTTGACCGCGATGAATTATTGGTGACGGGAACGACGTCGATTTTGACGTCATCGATTCCCGAAGACGGCGACGTTTCCTTTGATTGGGAATTCGTGGAGTTCGTCAACAAATCGGGCGCAACGCACACATTGAATGCCGCGAATCAATACGGGTGGCAAATTGAAACGCGGAATCTTACCACTACAAATGGCGAGGGCATCACGAATGAAACCATTCGAACGCGTGCGATATCACCGAACACAAACATCAAATCGAATTTATCATACGAACTGCCCGAAACAAATTTGTTCACGGGCAATGGCGAACGCGGTTCATTGGTCAAACAAGTGACCATCGCGGGAATCGATATTCGTATTCCATACACCAATTGGCGCGAAGGGAATTCGGGAACTTATGTTGAAATCCAAAAATTGGTTTGTCAAGAATTTTTGAAACTGATGGACGCACCGATTCAAAAATATATGGGTCGAATGTTTAGTTCCCACGATTTCCGACAACGTTTGACATTTGATTCAAAGAATTGGATTCAATTGGGTGGAACCTATTCGGCCAATATGGACGAATGGGATGGCGAATGGTTCGTCATCAGTCGTGCGGGAATCACGCCAACGTTTGACAATTCAACCACAAAAACCGATGTCACATTCTTTGATGGTGTGAACGGAATCACGGGCAACACATCGTTCAGTGGTTTGGATGCCGTGAATCTTGACACCAACATTTTGGACGTGACAACCACGGCGAATGTCGGCACCGATTTGGATGTTGGTGGGAATACCGATTTGACGGGAAGATTGGATGTCACGGGTTCAACAACATTGACGGGTGACACCACGTTGAACAACATGGACCATCAAGGATTTTTGATTGAAGAAATCACCGACATCACAAATTCATCGGGTTCAAC